GGCGTGGGTGAGCTAGGCAGCATTGACCTTGGGCTACAGACCTGCAGTGATCTGCGGCTGGCCTTTGGCCGCTACAGCCGCAGCTTTGAGGATTACACCGCAGCTGGCGTGGAGGACTTTGACGGCGCCTTCTACACCGAGAACATCAGCGAGCAGGCCTTGACTCTGTTTGAGGGAGGGGCGGCACCGCCAAGCAGCATCACGCCGATCAGCGTTTCCGGCACCCCATCCCAAGCGGATGGCAACAGCATCTATTTCATGGCCACACCCGAAAACGAAGCGGTGATTGACACCCTGTTCATCGCCTATGCAGGGGATCCCTACTTCGCCGGTTATTTGATCGCGCCAGAAGACAGCTAACCTGCAAGCACATTGAACTGCTTTTATGTCCGACAGCACGGACACACAAGAGAACCAAGCAGCGCTCAGCGATAGTCAACCCACGACCACAACCGAACCGCTCGGGCAAGACGGTCTCACCGCACTGCAAGCCGAACGCGAAGCCCGCCGTGCAGCAGAACGCAGCTTGAAAGCACTGCAGCAGCAGCTGCAAGGCTTGGATCCTGATCAGCTGCGCAACATCAAAGAAGGGCAAGAGCGCGAGGAGCGCCTGCGCTCGGAGATGGAGCAACGCATCAAAGAAGCGGCCGAAGCCGCTAAGGCTGAAGCGTTGCAGCAGGTCAAGATCAAAGACCAGAAGCTCGCCGAGGCGCTGGCGGAGAAATCAGAGCTGTATCGCAAGCAAGCTCTGGCCAATGCCTTCCAAGCCGCTGGCGGCCGCAATGGCGGCGCCGACGATGGCATCACCTACTTCGATGCGCTGATGGGTGCCGTGGGCGGCCGGTTCAAATTCAACGAGGCCGGTGATGTGGTGGTCACCAATGCCAACGGCGAAGCGATGCTCACCGACAACGGCGATCCGCTCACCCCCGTCGCCTACCTAGAGCAGCTCAAGACCCACCCGGTCTACGGCCACTTCTTTGCACCGGTGAGCAATGGCCACGGTGGCGGGATGCGTGGCAGCGGCAACCTCACCGCCGGCAACCTGCAAGGCATGAGCGCCATGGACAAAATCAGCTTTGGTTTGGGCGCATGACACTGGATCTGCCCTTTGCCGTTGCCCCAGCCAAGACCAAGCTGGTGGAGATCGGCACCAAGCAAACCGGCATCCTCAAGCTGCCCAGCTACGGCAGCCTGCTGGTGGGTGAAACGATCACGGTCACCGATCTGCTCGGTGATAGCGAGGCGCCGATTGTGGCCTCCGCTCGCCTGGCCCAGCGCATCGCCGGTGAGCAAGAGGTGAGCTTGGTGGAAGCCTTTGACCTGATCAACCTCGCCATCGGTGGCGGTGAGCTGAGCGCCGATCAAGAGCGCATCAGGATTGCCTACCTGCAGGAGTTGGTGGAGCTGACCAAGGCGTTCATCGACAACGGCACGCGGCGCAAGCAGGCGGCGGTCACTGCTTTGCTCCGCCACCGCGCTGAGCGCCCCGAGTGGCCCCTACAGGCCACCACCCAGCTACCGACGTTGTTGTTCGAGCAGCTGTTTGAGTTCTACGAGCGCGAGCGTCAGGCCGCTGATCCTGATAGCGGCGAACCGGCCTCTGAGGAGGCGATAAAAAAGCAGCCGCCGGGGACTACCAACGCCGCGCGGTGAATTGGACCGCCCTGTTTTGGGCGTTGTGCCGTGCCTTCCCCGGCCAGTTCCGGCGCGAAACCTTTGCTGCTGAACCGCTCAGCGTGGTGCTGGCAGCGGTGCGGGAGCTGCATGAGCAGCAGCGCCAAGAGCACTACCTCGGCGGCTTAGCGGTGGCGCAGCTCACCAGCCTCACGTACAACATCAACCGCGATACCAAGAAGGGCAAAGCCACCAGTGTTGAGGACTGGGCGCTGTTTGCCCCGCAGGCTGAGGATGAAGAGGATCAACTACCGCCGGTGGTGGCGCACATTTGCATTGCGCTGCGCCATGAAGAACGCCTACCGCCGTTGCTGGTGGCCATCTGGCGTGAGGTGATCAAGGCCAGCCAACACCGCGCCGACACCCCTGCGGTGCGGCTGCTGGTCAGTGACGATCAGAGCGTGGCGTTGGTGGCCCCGAGTTGGGAAGGCCGCAACGTGCGCGCCTTCTTGGCGGCCAAGGGGCACCACAGCGGTGAGGTGATCCAGCTACACGATCTGGATCGCCCGCTGCTGCGCTATCAGTTCCGCCTGCCAGCCGGGATCATGCCGGTGCATTTCCAGGCCGGTGTGCTGCTGGTCAATGCCGAGCAGGCAGCGGTGGAGCGGTTGCTGCCGGCAAGTTCAACCTAAAGGCCTTCCGTGGACGTTCTGGCGATCCGGGGAGCGATTGCCACGGTGCTCGCTCCACTTCTGGGCACCTACACCCTCGCCAATGGCGCCACCACTGATGCGCTGGTGGTGCGGGATCCAGGCCAAGGTCTGGCGGCTGGCACCACGGTGAGCGGCTTGGAGGTGGTGATCTCCAGCGTGCCGGAGCTGGAAGAGCAGGCGCAATACCGCTATGCACCCTTTCTGCAGGTGTGGAATGTCTTTGTGCAGGACTGGGGCGGAGGTGATCTAGAGGAAGCCGTCGCCACGCTGCAGAGCGCCTTTCCGGGCTCTAGTGCCGTGCTGCTGGCGGTCTTGGAAGATCAAGGCCCTAAACGTCAGGCGCAGCTGCGGCTGCCGTCCAATCGCAACAGCAACCAGCTGCCGGCCACCTCTGAGCCGACCACGCTGGTCAAGAGCGTCAACGGTGCCATCGGCCATGTCTCCCTTGGCCTCGCGGATCTCGACGATGTGGATGACACCGGCCTGGTGGATGACGCGGTGCTGGTCTGGGATGCCAGCAGCAGCAGCTGGAAGGTCAACATCCACACCACGTTGACGTTGACCGATGGTGGCCATTGGTAGGGGCAACTTCAGCGCAAAGACCTAGCTAGCCCGTGGCCAACACGATCCGAATCAAACGGCGCGCCATTGGTGGCGGATCGGGTGCGCCCAGCAGCCTGGCCAATGCCGAGCTGGCCTTTAACGAAGACAGCCAGGTTCTCTATTACGGCCTCGGCACCGGTGGCGCCGGTGGGACGGCCACCAGCGCGCTGGCCATTGGCGGCCCTGGCGCATTCATCAGTGCAGCCACCACCCGGAACGCCAATCTGGTGCTGGCGGGTCCGGCGACCGGTTCTGCGGCAGCGCCCACGTTCCGCAGCCTGGTCAGTGCGGACATCCCGGACCTGAGCAGCGTCTACCTCGCGCTCTCAGGTGGCACCCTCTCGGGGAACCTCACCGTCTCGGGGAACCTGACGGTCAACGGCACCACCACCACGATCAACTCCACCGTGGTCTCGGTGGATGACAAGACCTTTGAGCTGGGCGCTGTTGCCAGTCCCGATGATTCCACCGCCGATGGTGGCGGCTTGATGCTCAAGGGGGCCACGGATAAGACCTGGCTTTGGATCGACAGCACTGATGCCTGGACCAGCAGCGAGCACATCAACCTCGCCAGCGGCAAGAGCTTCTACATCAACGGCACCGCTGTTCTCAGCAGCAGCGCTCTGGGCTCTGGTGTCACCAGCTCCAGCCTCACCACGGTCGGCACCATCGGCACCGGCACCTGGCAGGGCACCGCGATTGCGGTGGGCTACGGCGGCACCGGTCTCACCAGCGCTGTCACCGGGTTGCTCAAGGGCAATGGCAGCGGCTACAGCGCAGCGGTAGACGGCACGGACTACCTCAGCCCCAGTGCCACGATTGATGGAGGCACGTTCCTTTGGATCGTTGGCATCACCTCGCTGGTGCTGAACGCAGTTCTTGGTGCTGGTGTTTCCTGCTGATCTCGGCAAGTTCAAGCGTCCGGCTAAATAGCCACCAACGGACGCCAGATGGCCAACTTAATTAAGCTCAAACGCTCAGCGGTTGCGGGCAAGGCGCCAGCAACAACTGACTTGGAATTGGGTGAGCTTGCACTCAATACCTACGACGGCAAGCTCTACACCAAAAAGGACAACGGCACCGCGAGCATCGTGGAGTTGTCCGGCGGTGGTGGTGGTGGGCCGATTGCTGAAACCGCGCAAGTCATCAGCCAGAACCTAGAGCTGAGCGCCGGCAGCAATGGCTTCTCTGTGGGCCCCGTTGAAGTCGCCGCCAGTTATGCGGTGACCGTCCCTGCAAACGCCACCTGGCTCATCGCCATCTAACTCGCCATGGCTTACGGATCCGTCAAGGTTGACTCGATTGTCACCAGCACCCAAACGGTGACGGTGGACAACCTCGCTACCAACAGCGCCCTGAGCGCCTATGGCGCCAAGGACACTGCGCAAACGTGGACCAAAGGCCAGCGCGGTGAAATCACCGCCCTGACTGATGGCGCCACGATCACGCCCGACTTCGCGGATAGCAACAACTTCAGCGTGACGCTCACGGCTGGCAATCGCACCCTCGCCAACCCCAGCAACCTGACGGCTGGGCAGTCGGGCTGCATCTGGATCACGCAGGACGGCACCGGCTCCCGCACCTTGGCTTACGGCAGCTACTGGGATTTCACCGGCGGCACCGCCCCAACGCTGACCACCACTGCCTCAGCGCGTGATTGCTTGGTGTATTCCGTGCAGTCCACCACGCAGATCACCGCCACCTTGATCACCAACCTGAGCTGATGATTCCCGGAAGCGCTAATGCCCTGCTGCTCGGCAGCGCCGCAGGTGGCTACACCATCTCTAGATCAGCTCGTTTCAACGCAGCAGACTCGGCATACCTGAGCCGCACCCCTGCATCCGCCGGCAACCGCAAGACGTGGACCTGGGCGGGGTGGGTTAAGAGGAGCAATGCGACAGGCTCTCAGGTCTTATTTAGTGGGGCACCTGATCAAAACTATACACTTATATGGTTTGCAGGTGATACGCTGTCCTTTCATAACTTTGGCATATGGAGTGTAGATTCTCTCGCTGTGTTTAGGGATTATTCAGCGTGGCTGCATGTTGTCGCCGTAGCTGACACAACCAATGCCGTCGCTGATGACAGACTACGCTTGTATGTAAATGGGGCAAGGCTGAGCCTTAACGTATCCGGGGGGCCAGCTCAGAATACTGATCTTTATGTCAACCAGTCAGGCAAAGAGCACAGAGTTGGTTCGTTTGGTTTTTCGGGCATTGGTCATTTTTTCAACGGCTACCTAGCCGACATCCACTTCATCGACGGCCAAGCGTTAGACCCCACCAGCTTCGGTGAGTTCTCTGCTACCACCGGCGTGTGGATGCCCAAGCGCTATGCGGGCACATACGGCACCAACGGTTTCAAACTCGACTTTAGCGATAACTCCGCCGCCACTGCTACCACGCTGGGCAAAGACAGCTCCGGCAACGGCAACAACTGGACGCCGAACAACCTCAGCGTCACCACTGGTGCAGGCAACGACAGCCTCGTAGACGTTCCCACTAATGGCAGCGAGGTTGATACCGGCGCTGGTGGGCAGGTAAGGGGGAATTATGCGACGTTGAATGCGCTCAAAAGCAGCGCAACTCTTTCAAACGGAAACTTGCAAGCCGATGCGGCTGCATCGAATTGGTATCCGGTAGTTGGAACCATTCACGTCTCTAGCGGCAAGTGGTATTGGGAGGTAACACCAACAGCTTTGGGACTGTCGCAGATTGGTGTTGCCACTCCGACAGCTTCTATAGCTGTTGATGCTGCCAACATTGACTACGCAAACTGCTACACATACTATAGTTATAGCGGCAACAAGTTTGGTCCAACAAGCAATAATTCAGCATACGGAGCCGCTTATTCTGCCAACGATGTAATTGGTGTCGCTCTTGATATGGATGCCGGCACGCTCGTTTTTTATAAGAACAACGCTAGCCAAGGAACTGCATATTCGGGTTTGACAGGACTAAACCTTGCTTCGTTTGTTGCAATTCATGATTACGGATCAACTGGAACGGCGGTCTTTAACTTCGGCCAACGTCCCTTCGCCTACACCGCCCCCAGCGGCTTCAAGGCGCTCTGCACGGCAAACCTGCCCACACCCACCATCGTCAAGCCTTCCACGGTGATGGACGTGGTGCTTTACACAGGCACCGGCTCCGCGCTGACACCTACCAGCACGCTCGGATTCAATCCAGATCTGGTGTGGGTCAAAGGTCGCTCCGGCGCTACTGATCACGCGCTCTATGACGCTGTACGAGGCGTTGAAAAGCGACTGGAGTCAAACACTACCGACGCAGAAGTTACTAGCGATGGTGGCGTGACGGCGTTTAACTCTGCGGGCTTTTCGGTTGGCACTTTGGCGCAGGTTAATACCAGCAGTGCAACCTATGCAGCGTGGCTTTGGGACGCCGGCAGCTCTACCGTCACGAACACACAAGGCTCCATCACTTCGAGTGTGAGGGCTAATCCCAGTGCGGGGTTCTCGATTGTTACCGGAACTCAACCAAGTTCTGGATCTTTTTCGATAGGTCACGGCTTAGGAGTTGCTCCTTCATTCTTTATTTATAAGGTTAGTGGAGCAGTCACAAACTGGGGAGTCTGGCATACCTCACTATCAAGCGGCACTCACTATGTGTTGTTAAATTCAACTGCTGCTCAAGTTAACGACTCGACTGTCTTTTCAGCTTCCCCTACAAGTTCGATAGTCAACATTGGATCGGGGTGGACTTCTGCAGGTGCTGTCGGGTTTGTCGCCTACTGCTTCGCACCTGTCGCGGGCTACAGCGCCTTCGGTTCCTACACCGGCAACGGGCAAACAGGGACATCAGGTCCGTTCATCTATTGCGGATTTAGACCTCGATTCATTCTGATTAAAAAGAGCAGCAGCGGGGACGATTGGAAGATATTTGATTCAGCCAGGGATCCGTACAATCGAGCCGTGACGACTCTTGTACCTAACAACTCTTCAGCGGATAACACAGGGGACATTTACAACCGCATAGATATACTTTCAAATGGTTTTGCAATTCGTGTTGACAGCACTACATATGGCCTGAACACAAATGACACTTTTGTATGGGCAGCCTTCGCCGAATCGCCCTTCTCCCTGGCTCGTGCCAGGTAACCACTGCCCACTAGCGAGCCATGTTCATTCTTGACGGCAACCCCCTCGCCTTAGATCGGGCGTTCACCCACGACGGCATCCAATACCCCGCCAACTGGTTGCGTCTGGCAAGCCCTGCAGAACGCGAAGCCATCGGCATCACCGAAGCACCCGACCCTGCGGTGTACGACCAGCGCTTCTACTGGGGTTACGACGCTGACGGCAACCTGATCCCCAAAGACCACACCGAGCTAGTGACGCAATGGGTGGAGCAAACCCGCACCACCGCCAACACGCAGCTACAGCCGAGCGACTGGATGGTGATCCGCGAAGCCGACAACGGCGCTGAAGTGCCTGCAGAAGTCAAAGCAGAGCGTCAACTGGTGCGCGAGAAGTGCGGCGAGAAGGTGGCAGCCATCAAAGCCACCAACAGCACCGAGGATCTGGCGGCTTACATCACCGGCGCTGAATACAGCGCCTGGTCTGAACCAGAGGCCCCGGCTGAAGAAGACGCCCCCGCGCAGGATTAGTCTCGCCGCCTAATCTTTCATTGTTCCCGCTCTGCTGTGGCATCGGGCTGATCGAGCCCCGCTTCGGCGGGGCTTTTGCATGGTTGGCAACTCAACTCATGCCTGCACGCGATGTGGGGCTGTGTCAGTTGGTGCGACGCCACTGATCACCACAACTTCTGTGCTCAGCCGGTGCGATGCCGCTGACTCCTGTTCACCCCCACCACCTCTAAACCGTGGCACTTACCACCATCGAGGCCGGCAAACTGGGCCGGCAGGATTCCCTCAAGCAGGGGATCGTTGAAATCTTCCGCGAAGGCAAGCTGTACGCAGCCATGCCTCAGCTGTCGGTGACTGGCACCGGCATTCACTACAACCAAGAGCAGACTCTCCCCGGCATCGGCTTCCGTGGTGTCAACGAGGCCTACTCCGAGTCCACCGGCATCATCAACCCCCAGTCCGAAGCGCTCAAGATCTTCGGTGGTGATGTGGACATCGACCTGGCTCTTGAGGCCATGCAAGGCCCTGAGATCCGCACCGCCCAGGTGGCGATGAAGGTCAAGGCTGCACGCCTCAAGCTGGAGAAGACCCTGATCAAGGGTGATTCCACCAGCAACGTCAACGAGTTCGACGGTCTGCAGGCCCGCATCCCCAGCGGTTCCTCGCAGCTGATCGCCAACGCCGCCAACGGCGGTGGCCTGAGCCTTGCTGCTCTCGATGAGCTGATCGACGCGGTGGATGAAACCGTGGGCAACCCGGTGCTGATCATGAACCGCACCCTGCGCCGCCGCCTCTCGGCTGCTGCTCGCGTGGCTGCTGCGGTGGGCAACCTGCAGTACGGCCAGGACGCCCTGGGCCGTCAGCAGCTCTCCTACAACGGCGTGCCGATCATCGACATCGACCACGACGAGGCTGGCTCTGAAATCCTGGCCTTTAACGAGACCCAGGGTTCCAGCAGCGTCTGCAGCTCGGTGTACTGCGTGGCCGCTGGCGTCAATGGCGCCACCTTGATCACCAACGGTGGCATCGGCGTGCGCGATCTGGGCGAGATCCCCACTAAGCCTGTGCGTCGCATCCGCGTGGAGGCCTACCTGGGTATGGCCGTGTTCCACCCCCGTGCCATTGCACGTCTGGCTGGCATCACCAACGCCGCCGTGGCTGCCTGATCTCTGTTCTTTACCTCACTGAGGATTGACCCATGCCTGTTGCAACTGGAATGAGTGATCGCCGGGGATACCTGCGCGATTCCGCTCTGGAGCTGCTTGATGCAGCTGCTGTTACCTCTACCCAGACCGGTTCTGAGGTGACCTTTGACGCTTCCTCCTTGGACACCGCCAAGGTGGTGGTGGCTTCTGAGGGTTACAGCTCCTACACCGCTGGCACTGCTGAGTGGACCGTGGACTTTAAAGCTGCAACTGCAGCCGGTGGCACCTTTGTCACCATCGAGTCCATCACCCTGCCGGCTACCGCCAAGACCGTGGAGCTGCCCTTCTCTGGTCCTGAAGTGACCCAACGCCTCGGCGGCCGTGCCGCTGTGGTCAAGGGTGTGCTCACCAAGACCGGCAGCCCTGGTGCTGCCACCGCTGTGCTGTACATCGCTAAGTGATGTCGGCCTATCCGGTCACCCTCACCCACCCGGAATCGGGGGCCACGTATGTGGCCTCCACCCGGTTGGAGATGATGGATGCCCTGCGCAATGGCTGGACCCTGAGCGCTGACGAGCGCAAGGCGGTGGTGGCCAAGACCAGCGGCAAGAAGAAGGCAAGTTCTGAGCAAGCAGCTGAGTTGGACGGCTGAGCTGCGAGCTGGGGATCGCCAAGGGCCCTCGCTACGGCGGGGGCTTTTTCATGGCCGGCAACCTTAGAGAAACGCTTCTGCCTGATGGACTACAAAACCGTGGCCGAGGTGGCAGGAGTTGCGTTAGCCGGCAGCGAACTGCTCAGCCTCAGCCCAGCCCTGAAAGCCAACGGCTGGGTGCAACTGGGCCTTCAGGTGCTGCGGGTGGTGGCAAACGGCCGCCAGGGCAACAAGGGACGGCGTAAGGGTTGAGCCGTGGCCGAGCAACAGCATCACGACGTTGAGGTGATTGCCCCGGCATGGGTCGCTCAAACCATTCCCGCCCTGATGGTCGCCGCCGTGCTCGGTCTTGGTGGCCTCTTCATGCAGGTGACCAAGATCGACCAAGCGCTGCAGACCCTGCAGAGCGACATCACGGAACTCAAGAACGACAGCAAAGAGCGGCTGAGCGATCTGGAGACGCGGGTGCGCAAGTTGGAGATGGGCAGCAAGTGAGCAATGCAGCGGTGGCGACCTGGGTGCTGCGCTTCCTTGGCGTTTGCTACGGCTACAGCTTGCTGATGGCCACTGGCAACGTCGTCAACTGCGAGGTGCGCAAACCAATGGCCTGCGGTCAGCAATGGACCCAGGCCTTCACGGTGGCCGGCAGCACAGCTGGGACGCTGCTGGCTTACTTCATCGACAGCCCGGCGCAAACCCGCAAACGCCAGGAGCCTGAGGCATGAGCATCATCCAACTGCGCGAGGCGGCCAAGCATTTCAAGCAGCTGCCGCATCAGCTGGCGGCGTGGGACTGGTTGCAGGAGCAGCTGAGCGCTGAGACGCTCAAGCAATTTGCAGAGCTGTATCGCGCTGATCCACTAGCCAAGCAACCGCTGCCGCCGAGTTGGCTGGGGCCAAGCCTCAGGATCATCCGCGAGTTTGAAGGCTGCCATCTGGAGGCTTACCGCTGCCCGGCTGGTGTGCCCACCATCGGTTGGGGCACCACGCGGTTGATGGATGCACCGGTGCGGATGGGCGACAAGATCAGCCAAGCGCTGGCCGATGAGCTGCTGCAAAACGAGGTGGAGAACCTCTTTGGCCCTGGGGTACTGCACCTGCTGCCGCTGGCCAAGCAGTGGAAGCCTGAACAGGTTGGAGCACTGATCAGCTTTGCCTACAACCTCGGCCTCGGGGCACTGGAGGAGTCAACGCTGCGCAAACGGCTCCTCGCGGGAGAGGATCCCTGCACGGTGGTGCAGCAAGAGCTGCCCCGTTGGGTTCATGCCGGAGAAGCGGTGCTGGCTGGCCTAGAGCGTCGGCGAGCAGCGGAGGTGGCGTTGTTCTGCGGTGCGCAGCGCCTGCAACCGGCAGCGCAGCAAAGCAGTCCACGCTTGACGCCCCAGTCCCCCTTCAGCGTCAAGGTCACACCCAACATTCGCCTGGGCGAGTTTGCACTGGATCAACCGGAGCGGCGCTTCACCCAGCAGCACCAGATCGAAACCGCCACGGCGCTGGCCAACTTCATGGAGAAGGTGCGGCGTGAGTTCAAAGGCCTGCCGCTGATCATCACCAGCGGCTACCGCCCCAAGGCCGTGAACGATGCGGTCGGTGGTGCCAAGAACTCTGAGCACCTCTACAGCTGCCCCAAAGAAGGCGCTGTTGATTTCTACGTGGAAGGGGTGCCGATCCTGCAGGTGCAGGCCTACTGCGATCAGCACTGGCCCTATTCGGTGGGCTATGGCGCCCCGAAGGGCTTTGTGCATCTCGGCCGCCGTGCTGATGGGCAACGCCGCCGCTGGGACTACTGAGTCATGCACAACATCAACATCTCCCAGCGCATCCAGCCCGGCCTGTGGAAGGTCCACCGCAAAGACACTGGCGTGGTGGTGTGGATGGCCATGGCCAAAGGCATCACCTACCTGTCCTATTCAGAGGATCAGACGCGCTTGTGGCTGAGCCGTGAACTGGATGATCCCGAACCGCTGGAGGCGGCATAAAAAAGCCCCCGGCATGACCACAGGGGGCAGAGTGAACATCCGAGTGAACTTGCCTAGCGCTTCAGGTCATCACGCTGCACACCCTTAGCGGCCAGCAGGCATTCGTACATCACCTCAGCCTGCCAGCGCTGACGGTGCTCGGTGCAGTAGCCCAACCCACAGACTCGCCACACCGGTCCGTTGCTGGTCTCCACCAATTCAACGGTGGGGACAGACATCGGGCACCTTACCTTGACCTCCTAGGTTGCCCTTATGGCTTGGGGTGAGTGGATGGTGCCCCAGCCCGGCCCTGAGCATTGGCTCACGTTGGAGCGGCAACGGCGAACGGTGGAGGACTACACCCTGCCGCAGGCCAAAGACATGCTGATCAAGCTCGCTCAGCTGTCGATGCAGCAGGATCTGATCATCCGAGGCGCTACGCGGCGGATCGCAGAGCTTGAATGCACTCTTGCCCTTGTAGACCGCCAAGCCTGAGGCGGAGGCAGTTCATGGCACGGTCGTGCATCTGCTGCGTCGCCTGACGGCTCACCTTGAGATCACGGCTGATCTTGACGAAGGTGGCAGGCCGCTGCTCTTGGAAGTAGCGCTCGCGGATGATGTGCTGATGCGGTTCGCTCAGCTCTTCAATCGCTTCCTGCAGCACGTCGCTGAAGTCTTCTAGGTTCGCCGCCTGCGGGTTGAGGCTGCTGGGATCAGCCACCACATCAATGAAGTCGTTGTGCGATTCGTTGTTGCTCATGCGCTGATCCAGGCTCAACACATGCGCGTGATGGTTCAGGTAGCCAATCAAGGTGTGGCGTTGCACCTTGGCCACCTCCGCTACATCGCCTAGGGGCGGCAGCTTGCCGGTCAGCCGCAGCTGCTCGGACATGTAGTCCATCGCCTTGCGGATCGCGTCATTGGCCTGCATCGGCAGGTGAATGATGCGGCTGTAGCGGTTGATCGCGCGGGTGATGCCTTGGCGAATCCACCAGTAGCAGTAGGTGGAGAACTTGTAGCCAAGGGCTGGATCGAACTTGGCAATGGCTGAATCCAAGCCGATCAGACCTTCTTGGATCAGATCCTCAAGCGAGAGCGTGCCGCTGAAGTTCTGATACTTGCCGGCGACATTGACCGCCAGGCGGATATTGGAGAGGAAGAAGCGCTCGCGGGCACGGCGACCCTTGGCGATGATCGCCTTCTGGCGTTTGGTGGGCTTGGGGAGATCGGCAATGGCCAGCCAGTTCTGCACCTGACGGGCCAGCGTGATCTCTTCAGCCGGAGTGAGCAGGGGATAACGATGGGATTGTTTGATGATCCAATCCACAGAGGTGGCCGGTAGGCCCATCGGCAGCAGTGGGGGAGAAAGTGGCTAGATTGCTGGCCTCAACCTTTCTTAGGTCTGAGGCGTCCGTAGCGGCAGGCTGCGGTGAGGCCGGCACCGCGTGAGGACCGGCCACCTGCCACCCTCTTCTGATCAGACCGTCGCCAAGGTCACCTCGTGACTCTGGTTCTGATACTTGCCAGCGCGGTCCTGGTAGCTGACGGCGCAGGGATCACCTTCAAAGAACAGCAGCTGACAGATGCCTTCGTTGGCATAGAGCTTGCAGTCGGCGCCAGAGCTGTTGCTGAACTCCAGCGTCAGGTGACCGCACCAGCCGGCTTCGGCTGGGGTCATGTTGGCGATCACACCCATGCGGGCATAGGTGCTCTTGCCCAAGCAGATCACGGTGACGTTGGGCGGCACGCTGAGCTGCTCCAAGGCCACGCCTAGGCCGTAGCTGTGGGCTGGCAGCACGAAGTAGCGGCCGCGCTCATCACCTTCGAGGTTGACGTTGCGCAGGTTCTCAGGGTTGAACGCCTTGGGGTCCATGATCGTGCCGGGCACGTGCTGGAACACCCGAAAGTCCGCCGGGCTCAGGCGAATGTCGTAGCCGTAGGAGCTGCAGCCATAGCTGAGCACCTTGAGGCTGCCGAGCTGGCGGATCAAGTTGGGTTCAAACGGCTGGATCATGCCGGCATCAGCGCGGACACGAATCCAGTGATCGGCTTTGATCATCAGACCTCCTCCCGTGCGCGCTTGGCCAGCACCCAAGCGGCAAAGGCCACGATCAAACTGGCGGTTTGATTGTTGATCGGTGCGGCGTGGGGGTAGCTATCGCGCCACCACTCCGCCAGCAGATCCTCAAGCGTCGGTGTGGTCGTTGTCATCGGTGGTGGTGAGCAGGCCGGTGTAGGTGGACTTGAGCGGGGAGCTGTCAGGGAGATCAGCGCGGCCGCTGGCTTCGTAGGCAGCGTCCAGGCGGTCTTGCCGGGCCTGCTGCTCAATCGGGTTGCAGTCGGGGTTCATCAGAAAGGCATTCCTGAGGTGGACTCGGCCTTAGCCTTTTGATCGCTCACGGCCAGCAGCAGATACTCATTGCCGGCCTTGCTGGTGCGGGGGCGCAGATTGGCGCGCAGTTGCACGCAGGCTTGGCCTTTCTCATTGGCCACCGGGTTCTGCGTGAGCGCCCAGTTGTAGAGCTTTTCAATCTCTTCCACCGGCACATCAGAAGAGGCCCAATAGGCGCCTTCTGTTTTGCGATCTTGGTTGCAGGTGAACCAAAGCGTGAAGGCGTCGGGTGCGAAATCAGCCATGAATCAATCAATGAGGGGAAGGTTGAAGTAACGGCGCAGCGCGTCATGCACCGCGCCGCTCGGCGTGAGCCGATGCTCATCCGCGTGTTGGCGGATCAGCTGCATCACGTCCGGCCAGAGGTGAGAGCAGACGGCCACGCTTTTGGTGCTGCGGCCGTAGCGCCGCCGAGAAGCGGTTGGCTTGCGTTCGCTAGCGCTAGTCATCTAGGGCACACCAGAGATAGGGGGTATGGCGGTGGGCATAGAAATCAACGGGGGCAATCGCTAACCCTTCATCCTCTAATGCCGCCAGCTCTCGTAGCTGCAGCCAGTACGACTTGACCCGCTGATGGGTGCAGAAGCGGTATTCAGCCGGCACCGCATTGGCTGAAGATTCCCACTGCAGCACTTTGCCGCAGAGTGCTGCAAGGTAGTGACCGTTGCTATTCCTCAGCAGCCAATAAACCCGGTGCAGATACGGATCGCTGCAGGAGCGTGAGATCGGCGCGGATTCGCTGAAGCAAAGCTCGCTTGGCGCAGTGGTTGCCGAAATAGGTGAGCCGGGCATTGTATGCAGCTTCTGCATAAGCCTCTGCTGCTGTTGCTTCAACTTCTCGGATGGCATCGCATACATGCGTGTAAGCAAGTCGGATGTGCTCATCAGGCGGCAACGGCATGGAGCTGCTCCATCAGGAAGTCGCGGTGGGCAGCGGTCTTGATGTAGTCAGCGGCCTTCTGCCCCGGCGGCAAGCTGAAGCGCTCTTGGAAGGCCAGCACGATCTG